ACTTGGCGAGGTAGGAGAAGACGGACAGAGGACCTTCACCGGCTATGCCGCAATCTGGAATAGCGCGTCCGAGGGACTGCCATTCGAGGAGCGCATCGCGCCAAACGCATTCAAGCGTTCACTGGCTCGCGCATCCGCTGGGCAGAAGATCATCGCCTTCCTCTTTGGACATGATGAGACACGCGCACTCGCCACAACCGCGAGCGGCCGTCTCCAACTGAACGAAGACGAGACTGGACTTCGCGTTGAGGCGAAGCTTGATCCTGCCGATCCAGATGCCGCCAAGGTCATCTCCATGCTGACGCACGAGAGTGCAGCGGCTGGCATGAGCTTCGGCTTCCAGAAGGTTCAGGATGCATGGGACGGCAACAACCGGACGATCAAGGAGGCGAACCTGTTTGAGGTGAGCATCTTGGCGGCTGGTGGTCAGACGCCTGCATACCCTGCGACACTAGGTCTCACGGCAATCCGTCAGGTCACTGCGCCAAAGATCGGCGTAGAGGCTGAGGCGTTGATGGCCACACTCGAAGCAGTCAAGGCTGGACGCGAGCTGTCCAGCGAGGAGTTGGCTGTCATTGACGCTGTCCGATCCAAGTTGGCACCAAAGCAGGAGAAGGTCATTGACCCATCCGTCGCTGCGGCGCTGTTGACCTTGGAGTCGGCAGAAGGTGACGCACTCTAGGTCTCGTGCCTGCGCCCCACCGCCCCAAGTAGGCGAGTCCGCGTTAGAGCAACCCACCGAGGAGAGCAAAAAACAAAGAGTCCGGCTATGTCCGGAGAAAGGAAGTGGACACTATGTCCGACTTCGCAAATCTCGCTGACAAGCGAGCAAACCTCTTGACGGAGGCTCGCGGCATTGCCGTTGAAGCCGCTGACAAGGGAATCGCCCTAGAGGGCGAAGACAAGGCGCGATTCGAGAAGCTCGTCGCAGAGGCTGGTACGCTTGCCGAGGCGATGAAGTCCGAGAAGAACGCTACCGAAGCACGCAAAGCTGCAGACGAGGCTCGCGCCGAGTTCGCCGCTGTTGTGTCGCCAAAGGCTCCTGCCGCGAAGAGCGACTCCGATCGACTCCGCGCCATCGGTATGTCCGGTGGTTCTGAGACGTTCGAGTACCGCGACGTGACCAAGAGCAGCAACTTGGGTGATCCAGTCGCCGTGTTCCCACGTGTCAACGTGGTTGCAGGCCAGATCAACCCATTCATCAACCCAAACGTGGTTGATGTGATTCAGGTTGCGACCGGCAACGCGATCAAGTTCCCACGAGCAACCGCTCTTGGGACGGCGACCGCTCCTGGCGAGGCTGGGACAATCGTTGAGAGCGACCCAACGATGGGTACGCTCCAGCTCACACCTAGCGGCTACAAGATCCTCGTACAGGTCTCGGAAGAGCTTGTCGAAGATGCAGCCTTTGACATTGCAGCGTTCATTGCGGACGCCGCTGGTCAGGAAGTTGCAATCGCTCACGGAGCAGCCGCTGGTACCGCCGTCGTGTCGGCCGCAGGTTCAGGCGTAACAGGTGCGACTTTCGTGCCTACCTACGCAGAACTTGTGTCCCTTCAGTACGCGGTCAAGCAGCAGTACCGATCAGCTCCAAAGGCTGGTTTCTTGATGTCCGATGCGACCCTCGGAGCAGTCCTTGGAATCACATCGTCCTCAGTGCCGCTGTTCCAGCCAGGTGGTCAGGGTGGCGTTGATCGTCTCCTTGGGAAGCCTGTCTACACTGCGTCAGGGATCGCTGACATTGGCGACAATAACAAGCCAATCCTGTTCGGTGACCTTGGGCAGATCAAGACCGCACTCGTCGGTGGCATCCGCGTGGATGTAAGCCGCGAGTACGCGTGGAACCTCGGCCTTGTCTCGTACAAGGTTGAAGTTCGCGGCGCAACTGGGCTTGCCCAGGCTGATGCCGTCAAGTACTACGCCTGCAACTGATCTAATCAGTAGCAACGCATAGTTAGTGGTGAAGGGGAGTCGCTTCGGCGGCTCCCCTGAACCGCAAGTAAGGAGACCACATGCTTGTCAAACTCAGGAAGCGCCGAGGGGAGTATCCGACCGGTGCAATCGCTGACCTCCCACAAGAGGAGGCTGAGGGCTTGATCGCCTTCGGTCTGGCTGACCATGTGCAAGATGTCGACGCAGAGGCACCAACGCGCCACGTAGAGCGCGCCGCAGTAAAGACCAGCACCAAGACAGCCACCCTGCCTACACAGGCTGTTAGCGTGGCAGAGATCGTGGAGCCTGAGGCGTGAGCCTATCTGCCACCACGGTCACGATTACGACCAGCCCAACGCTGATTGCGACTGGCTTGGTTGGCGCATCGTGGCTCTACCTTCACGCGCCAGCCGGCGGCAACACGATCTTTGTCGGACCAAGCAATGTGACTACGGCAACAGGATATGAACTGCACAAAGGCGAGATTCAACAGTTCTGGCTTGCCGAGACCGACAAGCTCTACGGTATCGTTGCTACATCAACCCAACCACTAATGACTATGCAGTCAGGAGGCCGCTAAATGTCTTACGCGACACTCGCCCAGTTCAAGGCGGCGGTTGGCATCACCGACAACACCGATGACACCGCGCTGCAGAATGTGCTGGACGCTACCGACACGCTGATCGATCTCTACTGCGACCGAAAGACAGGATTTGGCACCGCGACCGAGACGCGCTACTACACGGCTGAAGCCTACGACTATGTGCTGACCGATGATCTTGTGAGCGTCACGACGCTGACCACCGACGATCTTGAGAACGGCACCTACTCAACGACTTGGACTGCCAACACAGACTTCCAGCTCACGCCAAAGAACTACGCACTGGACGGCTTGCCGTTCACCGGCATTAGCCGCAGCAACGCCTTCACCAAGAACTTCCCTAAGAACATCTTCCTTGGCGTGAAGGTGGTCGGCGTGTTCGGCTTCCCTGCCCTTCCAGCCGCCGTCGTACAGGCCGCCATCATCCAGGCAGGCGCTGTGTGGAACAGCCGCACCGCACCGTTCGGCGTGATCGGATCTGCTGACCTTGGCGGCATCCTGCGGATGAGCCGCGCCCTGCACCCAGAGGCCGCACTGATCCTTGAGCCATACCGTAAGCGCGGCGGCTTGGCGGTATGACCGATCTCACAATCCTTGACGCCATCGCAACGCGCCTAGGGGCTGCTACTCCGCCCACTGGCTACACACTCCGTAAGGCATACGCCACCCCACCTGAGTCGCTCCCAGTCGTGCCTGCTGCGATCCTCTTCCCAGGCGATGACTCGATCAGCATCGGCAATGGCAATCGAACGACCGTGCTGACGGTCGCAATCCGCATCTACCTCCTTCCTATCCCACGGATGGATGACAAGTACCGCGACCTCTACACTTGGCGTGCCTGGCTCCGAACCGTGTTCGATGGAGCCGTGACGATTAGTGGAAACGCTGCGCAAGTGGCAGTGACCAGCACTACACTCGGCACAGATACCTATGCCGATCAGGAATACCTGACCGTAGAAGCAAGTGCGGAAGTCACGGTCCTTGATACCGTGGCGTTCACCGCGTAGAGCAAGGAGAACTTAGATGGCAACCATCGGCGCAAAGGCTCTGACGCGAATCGCTACTGCGTCGCAGGCCGCTTTCGGAACCGCAGCTTCAATCGGCACCGCCACTGGCGAGATCCTCTTCAACGAGACAGTCGGCTCAATCGACTTGGGCGTGACCGTTGACCTTGGCGAGACCGTATCGGTTGGCAAGCGCACCGCCATTCAGGCGAGCCAGCCAACCATCACCGGTCGCGCTCCAGTTCTGACTATTGCTGAGGGTCCTGCTTCAATGCGAACCCTTCCGCTCATCTTTGATGCCATCGGCGGCAGCACGACTGGCGCAGGACCATACACCTGGACTTGGTCGCCAACACAGGGCGATGTCGACACGCTCGTCTTCTACTCCTTCTTGGTCACCGACGGTGTGCAGAAGTATCTCGTGCGAGATGCTGCGCCTACCGAAATCACAATCTCTGCAGATGCCACAGGGCTGCTCCAGGCTGGTGCAACCTTCGCCGCAACGACCGCTGCTTCATCCGCGCTGTCCTTCCCTACGGCGATTCCTGCGAACCCATTCTTGGCTGGGCGCTTGATGAAGTTGAGCACCGACACCAACTTCCCTGACAAGAGCGGCACAGGCGCGACCGACTACGCCTCTATCTTCAACTTCAACCTGTCGATCACGACAGGCGTTGGGATGGTCACGGCGCTTGATGGCAGCCTGACGGCCGCTACCGCAGCGCTGACCGGAGTGCT